ACCGAACAAGTCTAATAAAGTAATATCGTTTAGAGGGAAGGGATTGGTTTCAACTCTATCGTTAAACGTTAAAACAACTTCACACTTCTCCAGATAATGATTGGTAAATTCCACTCGCTCAACTCCGTCGAGAAACATTCCATCGACGAATACAGCAGGGTGGTTTTTTCTTGCCGTCAACAATACATCATGCTCTGATGTATTTACTGATATAGTTCTGTTAGACGCCATTTGTTTGACCCTTTCTTTAGATAGACCGTCCTAGTCTTTTAGAAATGATTTCTACATCTGAGTCGTCCAGTTTCAACTGGTCGGCTTTTTCATTTAAACGAGCTTCGACAACTTGGTTAATTTCAATCCATTCTCGTTTTGTAAACTGGCTTCTGAATTTTAGAAATTCGTTTAGTTTTTCTTTCATACCCTCGTCCTACTTTCCATTGCCCTGAGTTCTATCTCATGACTGACTTGAAGAAATAGCTTCTCACACGCTATTTTAGCTTCTCTGTACGTTGTGTTTTCGCTGATGAAGTAATCAGCAAGTTCAATGATTTTATCTTCCAATTCTAACTACCTTTCAAATGTGGTATAATCAAAATAAAATGATTGGAGAAATCTTATGAATAATTTTAGTTTTATAGAAACACTTGCGATCGCTGCCATACCTGCCTTTGTTTCTGGCATGTGGTCTTACATCGCTGCTAAAGGAAACAGCAAGCATGAAATTGATAAAATTAACATTGCACACTCACAAGAGCTTGAAAATGTCGAAAATCAATTTAAACAAGATATGGAAAAAATGCAAAAGCAACACTCACAAGAACTTTATTCGCTGCAACAAACTCACGAATTAAGATTACTTGAACTTGAAAAAGTATCTCAACTAGACACTCAAACCGACCAAGGCTTAAAGATAAATGACCTAATTTTTAAAGCTATTTCAGGAGAAATATCTGCAGATGTAGCAATAAAAAATATGAGCACTCTTAGTCATTTCGCGAACAAGCAACAACCTTCCGATCTTCAAAAACAATTTGTGAAAAAATTATCCAAGAAAAATCACAAATGATACTTTTTCTTGATACGCTCTATCTCAGAATCAAACCACATTTTGTGGTTTTTAATTTTCTTTTTCAGATGATGCTTACCAGCTAAGTAAGCAATTAAATTCGTGATAAAACTAGCAATCATTGATATGCCTAGTATCGTAAGAAAAGATTCATTCATCGTTCTACTCCTTTCTCTCTTTTTTCGCTCTATGAGCAACAACCTGCCAAGGATTCGAACCTTGGTGATACCAATCAGGCTACATTTAATTTATCAAGCATTCCTGCAAATGCTGCATCAAAACGAATGTCATCGATTTCCTCTTGAGTGAAACCAGAATCGAGAAGGTAACGCTCTTGGTGTTCAATCTCCTCGGCTAACTCTGTCCATCCAAAAGCGAATTGACGGCAGTTAGTACAGAATGTTTCAAATTGGCTGTAGAGGAAGTTTTCCTCGTAAGTACCTTGGATTAAAGTTTCCTTAGCTACTGCTTTAAAGATGTTGATTGCTTTCTCGTTTAATGTGTTCATGGTGTTTCCCTCCGGTTTGTTTTTGTTATTTCCTTAAGCTTGATTATATTATACTGCGGTTTAACCGCAATGTCAAGTGTTTTTTGCGTTTTTTTCGCAATTTTTTATTTTATTCTTTACTTTTTTGCGTTTTTGCCGTAAAATATACTATATAAGGAGGGGCGGAAATGAAAGTCGAAAATAAAGAAATTTTTGCCAATAATCTAAGTTTTTACATGGAGCAAAAAGGGGTAGACAGAAATACATTATGTGCAGACTTGGATTTAAAATACACTACAGTTCGCGACTGGCTGAAAGGAATAACTTATCCTCGTATTGGTAAAATTGAACTTTTGGCAAACTATTTTAATATAAATAAATCTGACCTTATCGAAAACAAGATTTTTACTGCACAACCGTCAGACTCCCTTTTAGAAAAAATTACAAATACAGCTCGAAAATTAAATACTGACAATAAAAAAATCGTGCTACGGACATCTGAGGAGCTTCTGGAGAGTCAAGAAAACGAAGAAGAAACGAAGATAAACGAAGTATCGGAGAACATCATCAGACTGGACGACTACAGACAGGCTACTTACCGACGTGTTACTGGGGTTGTCTCTGCTGGTAGTGGTTCGATACAGGACGACGATTTAGATATGGAGGTTTCGTTCTATGAGGATGAAATCCCAGACGACTACGACGCTATCGCTTATGTCGTCGGCAACTCTATGGAGCCAAAGATAAAGAATGGTGACTATCTTTTTATAAAGAATACCCAACAGGTTGATTATAACACTATCGGCATCTTCCAAGTAGACGGCGCTAACTATGTTAAGAAACTGCGTCAGGGATATCTGGAAAGCTTGAATCCAGATTATGAGGATATACACCTAGACGAAAGCAACGACATCCGAACTATTGGGGAAGTTGTCAGTGTGTATAGAGAGAAATAAAATGAGTAAAGAAAATCCATATTTTGAACAAACCAAACAAAACTACATAGAAGTTGAAAAACTCTATAAACTTGGTAAAGCAAAACATACATCTTCTAAATACCGATTTCTTGCACCAGCAGTTAAAAGACAATCTGAACAATTCTTATTTGAAGCTAAGACTCAAAAAAGAAAATATTGGAAATTCAGTCGTGGCTCTCTGATATTCGTAGAGTTCGGTGTAAATATAGGCGGAGAATTATCAAATAACCATTGGGCTATTGTCTTAGACAAGGTAGATAGTCCCTATAAAAAAACACTCACAGTAATTCCTCTAACATCTAAAAATCAAATAGATACCGTACTCATAGACGAAATCATTGCGGAATATCCTTCTATTTTGCTTGATGAATATATTGAAAAATTACACAAAGAATTATTTGCCTACCTAAAATATTTAGATTCCAATAATGCAATTACTGAAGCTGCCTTATCGGATGTCTACCAAGCTTATACAGAGCAATTTTCAAACGAAATAATTCAACCTAAGATAGTAGACGATGACAACCTTAAACGGACACAATCAGAAATAACTGACATTATTGAATTAACTCAATACTACAAAAAATACATTAAGCGTTCTTATGCTAAGTGTAATAACCTTCAAACAATCAGCAAAGATAGAATTTTAAAGAAAAATAGATTAGATCCAATCGGAAAAATGAAAGTATCTGATAACACATTGGACAAAATTAACGAAAAGTTAAAAGAATTATACCTTTTCTAATCTCTTGACATTTCTTAATAATTATATTACAATACAGCTATTAGGAGTTTAGCTCCATAAAGTTTGCATTTGGATTTTAGATCCATAACGTGATGGTAGCCGTATTTGATACGGCTACTTTTCTTTTTATCTAGCAACTGTTTCCATTTTGGAAACAACTCAAAAAAGCCCCACGCTCTCAAAGTTTGGCGACTCTGAGCGTGAGGCATGTGACAGGAAAAGATTTTCATGGAGATAACCTCTCATGATGTCTTTTCTTGTACCCATTTTATCATTTTTTAGGAAATTTTGAAAGAGGTACTACTATGATAACAACAAATAAAGTAGCTATATATGTCAGGGTATCGACGACAAACCAGGTTGAGGAGGGATACTCTATAGATGAGCAAAAAGACAAGCTCTCTAGCTACTGCGACATTAAAGACTGGAATGTATACAAAGTATATACTGATGGAGGTTTCTCAGGATCCAATACTGACAGACCAGCGCTAGAAAGTCTTATCAAAGACGCTAAAAAAAGAAAATTTGACACAGTTCTAGTCTATAAGCTGGACCGTCTTAGCCGTAGTCAAAAAGACACGCTTCACTTGATTGAGGATGTATTCATCAAGAATGGGATTGAATTTCTGAGCTTGCAGGAGAACTTTGACACCTCTACTCCTTTTGGTAAGGCTATGATTGGACTCTTGAGCGTCTTTGCTCAGCTAGAAAGGGAGCAAATCAAGGAACGCATGCAACTTGGGAAAATAGGACGTGCCAAGGCTGGAAAATCCATGATGTGGGCTAAAACATCCTATGGATACGACTACCACAGAGAGACAGGAACTATCACTATCAATCCAGCTCAGGCTCTGGCCATTAAGTTTATCTTTGAGAGTTACCTGAGAGGGAGATCTATTACTAAGTTGAGAGATGATCTAAATGAGAAATACCCAAAGCATGTGCCTTGGAGCTATCGGGCGGTCAGAACCATACTCGATAACCCTGTCTATTGTGGTTTCAATCAGTATAAGGGAGAAATTTATCCAGGTAATCATGAGTCGATTATTTCAAAAGAGGAATACGATAAGACTCAATCTGAGCTAAAAATCAGACAAAGGACAGCAGCAGAGAATGTCAATCCTAGACCATTCCAAGCTAAGTACATTCTATCCGGTATCGCCCAATGTGGATATTGTGGTGCTCCTTTAAAAATTATGTTAGGCGTAAAGAGGAAAGATGGAAGCAGGTTAAAAAAATATGAATGCCATCAAAGGCACCCACGAACGCTGAGAGGCGTTACTACCTACAACGACAATAAAAAGTGTGACTCAGGATTTTACTACAAAGACAAGCTAGAGGCTTATGTACTGACAGAAATCAGCAAGTTACAAGATAACGCTGGTTATCTGGACAAAATATTTTCAGGAGACAATGCTGAGACCATAGACCGTGAGAGCTATAAGAAACAAATAGAGGAGCTATCAAAGAAACTGAGCAGACTTAACGATTTATACATAGATGACCGCATTACCCTTGAAGAATTACAGAGCAAGTCAGCCGAATTTATAAGCATGAGGGGGACTCTTGAAACTGAACTAGAAAACGATCCAGCGCTCAGGAAGAACAAAAGAAAGGCTGATATGAGGAAGCTGCTAAACGCTGAGAAAATTTTTTCAATGGACTACGAAGGTCAAAAGGTACTTGTTAGAGGGCTTATAAACAAGGTTCAGGTAACAGCTGAGGACATTGTTATCAATTGGAAAATATAA